CTACTTGATTTTGCGCAATTAGTCCAAACATTCGAAAAACACCATTGCTCTTTTGTCTCTGTCACACAACATTTTAATACTTGCGATTCCATGGGTAAACTGACATTAAATATTTTGCTATCATTTGCACAATTTGAGCGTGAACTAGGTGCTGAACGTGTTCGGGATAAAATTGCTGCCAGCAAGAAAAAAGGTATGTGGACTGGCGGTCCGGTTCCATTGGGGTATGATTCTAAAAATAAAAAATTAGTCATTAATAAAGAAGAAGCTGAAATTATACGTTTTATTTTTGAAGATTATAAAAGGACCAAATCGCAATTTCAAACTGTTCGCGATGTAAACGAAAAAGGCTATAAACCGAAAATCCGCACGACAAAGAATGGACGGGATATTTCAAAAGGCAGTTTTAATCATGCCATGATCAGCAACATACTTAATAATCCGGTTTATTTAGGAAAAGTTGTATATAAAGGTGAATGGTATGACGGACAACACAAAGCTATTATTTCAAAGGAACTATGGGATGAAACAAAAAATATGTGTAAAGCAAATTTAGGTGAAGCATTTCGACCATCACGTGTTATTAAGCACTCGCTCTTAAAAGGCCTGATAGAATGTGAATGCTGTGGTGCTATGACTCCAACGCGCAGTAAACATGGAAATAAGTATTACGAATATTACACACCACTGAAGACGGTAAAGGAAGGTGCAAAAATTGCACATTGCAAGGTTGGAAGCATTCCTGCCGGAGAAATTGAATCATTTGTTATTGATAAAATCAAAAGTATATTTCAGGCTCCTGAATTTCAGCAGGGATTATTAAAAGAATTTGAAAATCAAGGACATAATTGCAACGCGGCTGACATTCATAAAATTATCAGTGATATAGGTGATGCCATTAAATATTTTGAGCCTAGAACCATACACAATTTTATATCAGAACTAGTTAGAAAAGTAATTATTTGCCATGATCACATTGAAATTAAATTGCAACCGTTTGCGGCAACTTTGTATGAAAGCAGTTTGGTAAAACCTGATCCAGCCTTTAATAATAAGATTTTGGAATTAAAATATCCGGTGCGGTTTGGCCAAAAGCGCGGTCGCACAGTTATTGTTGAGCCGGCTTCTGTGGAAAGAATAACTCCTCATCGTGATGAAAAACTTTTTAATGCTGTAACACAAGCATTTTACTGGAAGCAAATGATGGAAGAAAAACATTTATCTGTGACAGAATTAGCAAGGCGGGAAAATATAGACCGCGGGTATATGGGGCAAATCATTCGTCTGACAACGCTTGCCCCGGATATCATTATGGCAATAATCAACGGCACACAGCCTAAACTATTAAACTTACGCAAACTACTGCGCGAACGTTTTCCTTACTCTTGGGAAGAACAAAAACGCGAATTAGGCTTTGTATAGTTACGCCTTCTCCGTTTTATTTAAATTAAATTTAATGCAGATATTCTCGGCCTTTCAAATTTCAAGTGTTCATTGAAAGAAATTAAACTTATGAATATATAGCCTTTTGTATAAATTATTAACAAAAGGTTAAAATATGACACAAAATTTATTCAATGGACTACCGCCTAGGGTAGTAACATATATCAAGATTCATTTGCGATATATTTTTTCAACAGGACTATTTAGTTATCAGGAACGAGAGGACTTAATTCAAGATTTAGTCCTCTTTTATTTAGAGCGATTTTATCGTAAGAAAGAAGTTCCTGATGATTACTTATTTGTATCAATAAAAACAAAAGCACAGCAAATTTTAAGAACCCGGTTGCGACAGTTGCAATCGGGTTTTTTCGCTACTATGTCATTAAATGATATGTCCGAAAAAGGTTTGGAGCCTTCTTCGGACTTTTCTTTAAGTACATTTGAAAACAAAATGTCAATTCGAGAATTAAAGTCGATTGTTTCAGAAAAAGAATGGCAATTTGTGCAATTAATTTTGGATGGATACACAAACGATGAGGCAACTGCTAAGGCGCATGTATCTAAAAATGTGTTGGAAAACATCAGGGGGAAAATAAGGGGAAAACAAAAAAATAAAAAATTTTGAATTTTTTTGAGGGGGTTTTCCTACCTCCGGGATTTTTACCTTTTGTATCAACCCAAACAAAAGGAGAAAAAAATGGTTAAGAATACAAAAACTGTATATGAAATTATCCAAAATATCCCGGTCGAAAGCATGATTGCCCTCTCTTTTACACAGTTGCGTGAATTTGAATCGCAACTGAAGGAGGAAGTAATTGCGCATACGCTGAAGCACAGAGAAAAGACCAAGGAATACCATCGCGCAGTTCTTGCTCTACGGTGGGTTCAAGGTGTGATCCGGATTAAAACAATGGATGAATGCCAAAGGGGGCATCATGGATAAAAAGACAACTATTTTGCTCGATACTGCCGGCTTCCTCGCGGCTGTGCATAACTATAAGAAAAGTGAAATCGCGGATTTAATTGTCGCGCTGTGCGAATTTAATTTATATGGATGCACTTCTGTAAAATTAACGGACATGAAAAAAATTCATTTTGATTCGATTCAAGAAGTTATTGAATTACGCAATTCGCGTTGGCTTAAAACCTGCGAGATTAACGCGCAAAACGCAAAAAAGCGAACAGCAAATCGCAAAGCGACCGCTGAGCGAAATTCAAGCGAGCCACCTGGACCAGCGCAAACCGACCGCCCGGAAGATAAAGAGAGAGATAAAGAGAACGATAGTGAACTAGATGAAGATAAAGAGTCCGATAATGATTTTATAAATAAAAAAGATAGAAATAAAGAGCAGGATTTTGTGGATAAGTCCCGATACGTAGGTGCTCCGAGCGTTGAAGAAGTAGCGATTTATTGCAAAGAAAGCGGTTATACCATCGACCCGGTCGCGTTTGTGAAGTGGAATTCCGAGCGTGGTTGGATGAACGGCAAGAAGTACATTGCGCTGGATTGGCGAAAGGCTGTCAGAAAATGGTTTTGCAAAGAAAACGGTTTGTCCTACTCCGAAATGGATAGCATGACTGATATCTGTCACGATATGCTCAGCAAAGTAAAGGGGGCGCAAGATGAAGCCAATCACGATTGAACAAATCAAAAAAGATCTGGAAACAGCGGCTTATGTAGAGCGGCTCATGCCTCCGGTACGACCTCCAAAATATCGGTGCTGTATGCCGGACGTTGTCTATACTCCGCAAGAGATTGCGTTCATGGACCGCCGTCCAGTTCCACCGCAGCCAACATCGGAACAAATTGCCATCTGGGAAAAGGTAATTTTACAATGGTTGCCTATTCTTGATGTTGAAGAAAGAAGTCTCGTCTGGAAGCGAGCCTGCCACATACCTTGGAAGTTGCTTTGTCGCGATTTTGGGCTCTCAAGACCTCAACTGAACATTCTATATTCTCGGATTATCAATTACTTACACGGTTACCTAACGGGAAAAATGTCTAGACATAAAAAGACAAGACATTTTCAAAAAAAAGTGCTATGAATCTTGGTATAATCGCGAGTGAGTGTGTAAACAGACATTCCGGTTATAACATTTTTACAATAGCATTGAAATCCGCTGGCGGCAAACCGGCGGATTTTTTTGTTGTAATTTTCCAATAAATCTACCATAATCAGAGCAACCTCGTCGGGTGACGTGGTGATGTGGATTTAGGCCAACTTGTCCTACTATAACGGACTAAACAGGAGAAAATAACATGCTGAAGACAGCTGAAGCGGTGTCGATCGGCCACCCGGATAAAACAGCCGATTACATTTCAAGTTACATTTTAGACAGACTTATCGAGCAGGATCCAGGCATTCATTACGCTGTGGAAGTTATGATCAAAGATAACTGCGTTATGCTCGGTGGAGAGGTCAAAGGTTCGGTAGATATGTCAGACATCGAAACATATGTCTGCGATGCCCTCCGAGAAATCGGTTATGATGAACATTACTCAGATATATGGAAAAATTATGCCATAGATGTTCGACATATAGAGGTCATAAACAAAATCGGGGTCCAATCGGCCGACATCAATCAAGGTGTTGAGCATGACGGCTGGGGTGATCAAGGCGTGTTTGTGGGCTATGCCTGCAAAGGCCCGGCTCTCATCAACCGCGAGTTATGGCTGGCTCGTAAACTAAATGATGCTCTTTATGAACATGCAAAGACATCATCTAACCTTGGCCTCGACATAAAAACACAAATTACCATAGATGATGCAACCGGTGACATAGTGACGGCAATAGTTGCCATACCTATGCTGGAACCGGAAGACATCAAACCATTTGTCGTTGATGCGCTCGGACAAGAGCCAAAGTACATCATCGTGAATGGCACAGGCATTTATCAATTCCATTCATCCATTGCCGACTGTGGTATTACCGGTCGGAAATTGGCGTGCGACTTCTACTCTACCGCCTGTCCGATTGGTGGCGGCTCGCCATGGACCAAGGACCCGAGCAAGGCTGACTTAACATTGAATGTCTACGCACGTTACCTTGCAACCGAACATCTTGGCGACAATGATGAGTGCTTCGTTTACTTATCATCTTGTATTGGTAAGTCAGAACTACCCAGCGGTCTGATCCGGACGGTTAAGAATGGTGTTGTTACCGAAAAGAACCTATTCTGCAACGAAAAACCGAATACTTTAATTAAGTTCTTCGGCTTGGATCGACCGATTTACACCAAATTATGCCGCAAGACCTTGCAGGCGTTGACAATTGTACCGGTTGAACGAAAAAAACTGGTTGTTTAATATAGCGTTTTTCTCCTTGGCTTTGCTCCCGTTGGCTGTCAGATTTGACAGCCGATGGGCTGCGGGTCCTTACTTTCTTCGGATCGTATGCGGGGGTCCAAGCCGCGGCATTTTTCTAGCGAAACACAAAAATTTTGGGTGGTCAGTGGTCACCTAAAAACACAGTAATATTAAGCACTTATAACAACAACTTAAAATCTTGGGTGGTCACTTTATCATTTTGGGTGGTCACCCTTTGTTTTATCCTACAAATTTAAGGAGTTAACATGGAATTTCAACAGAACTTTCCAGTGGATAAACTTATCCCTTACGCACGCAACTCGCGCACGCATAATGATGAACAAGTGGCGCAGATTATGGCCAGTATTAAGGAGTTCGGCTTTACCAATCCGATCCTTATCGGCTCGGACAACGTTATCATTGCCGGACATGGCAGACTTTTGGCGGCCCAACGCTTAGGCATGACAGAAGTCCCGGTCATCGTCTTACCAGACTTAACCGAAACGCAACGCCGAGCCTTGGTCATTGCCGATAACCGGATCGCCCTCAACGCTGGTTGGGATGAAAAGATGTTGGCGTTGGAAATCGGCGAGCTGAAGGACGAAGACTTTGACCTAACTAACCTCGGCTTTACCGATGATGAACTAAAGGCCCTCGAGAACTTTGGCGAAATTCAGGACACCGGTAACACCGAAGATGATGAAGTGCCTGAGGCACCGGTCGAACCTACCTCCAAGCATGGTGACGTTTGGCAGTTGGGAAACCACCGGTTGATGTGCGGCGACACGACCATGATAGACGATTTCAAAAAGTTAATGCAAAACGAGGTGGCCGATATGATCTTTACCGACCCGCCATATAATGTTAACTACGGCGCAACAATGAAAGACAAGCTCCGCTATCACACCAGTCCGAACCATGGCCGCACTATTATGAATGATAACCTTGGCGAAAATTTCGAGCAGTTCCTTTATGATGCCTGCACCAATATGCTGATGTATTGCAAGGGTGCCGCTTACGTTTGCATGAGTTCGTCCGAACTGCACACTCTTTATTCGGCATTTGTGAAAGCCGGCGGCAAATGGTCCACCTTTATCATTTGGGCCAAGAATACCTTTACCTTGGGCCGGGCCGATTATCAGCGACAGTATGAGCCTATCCTCTACGGCTGGGTGAGCGACAAGGCTCACTATTGGTGTGGTGACCGAAACCAATCCGACATTTGGGAATATAACAAACCACAGCACAATGACCTGCATCCTACAATGAAACCGGTCGAGCTTGTTGAGCGCGCTATCAACAACAGTTCCAAGGTTGGCGAGATTGTTTTGGACGGATTTGGCGGTTCCGGGTCGACTTTAATCGCCTGTGAGAAGACCGGTCGAGTCGCAAGATTGATGGAATTGGACCCGAAATACTGCGATGTTATCGTGAAAAGATGGGAAGATTGGACCGGTAAAAAGGCTGTTCTGCTAGAAAGTGGCGAAATATCAAAAAAATAATGCAGAAACAAGCACTTATAATGCATAATTAACTGGATAATTCTTCGAAAAAGAGCGTTCATTGACTTGTAAAATACAACAGCGAAAGGAAATTAAAATGAAAACAGTTAAAACTTACATGGTCCGCAAGCCAAGCGACCTCGACGAAGTAAAGAGCATAACCAGAGCCAACAGCGACAGACTTGAAACTGTGGCGGTGGTTGAAACCATTAACCTGACACCGGCCGAACATAAAAGAGTATGCCGCAACCCACTTAATGACTACGGCTTCTTAAAAGGCAAAGGTGGTTACTGCGATGAGCACGATTACCGCCAGGTGGTTGAAATCACAGCCGATGACCAGCCGACACTTTACGCTGACCCGTCAGGCTCAAGCTACTGCAGATACTTAGGCATCGAAGTTAAATAAGGATGTCGCCATGATGAACAAGAAAGCAAACTTAAACCAAGCCTTTAAAGAGCTCCGCAAGCTCGGATACTTTGCAAGACAAAACTTTTGGTGCTGTCAATCTTGCGCTTGGGCCGCGGTGCCGATGGATGCCAAAAAGGTGGTTTTTTACCACAGGCAAGACACCGAAGAATTAAACAAGACCGGTGAATGTTACCTTGCGTGGTCCGGTGACCGGGATGAAATCGCCGAAGTCCTGGAACGCAACGGGATCTTAAAGACAAAGCCGGAAAACGAAAGCCAAAGATTTGAAATCAGCATTAACTAGAAAAGGAAAACAATGACTGAGATTTTAAAGACACAAAACAAAACCTGGGGATTTTGGGGAACTGCCAGCAACCACATAGAGCATAAAAAGGAAATGCAGGCATTTTGGGATAAGGCCGCCGAGATAATCCAATCCAAAGGCCTGACCCCGCAACAAACCTTAGGTCTGATGGACAGCCGCTGGGGCCGCCACATTGCTGACGAGTTTGCCGAAGAGCTCAGCACCAACCTGGAAACATTCGCCTCAGTATTCAAAAGGCAGATGAGTACGATCCGGTTGATTAAAGAGTTCCGCTACTACGTGGACCCGAAAGCATTCCCGGACGTAAAGCCTCGCGCTTATGATAATTTTGCTCGGGATTTAACCAAGCTCTGCAAGACCTACGGCGTGACCATTAAGTGCATCGGCGGCGTGGTCCTACACTCTCAAGACGAAATTAAAAAGCTACTGGGTTACAGCTCAGACCTGGACAGCGGTGACATATTACCGATTTGGAGGGATTAAAATGTATAACGAAGTACCTGAAGATTTGATGGCTAAAATTAAAGAGGCCGAAGGAACCATTAACAAACACAACTGTGCGGTTGATACCATGCTGATCGCTGTTGGAAATAATTACTATGGTTACCAACCGCACCCTCAGCCGAAAAAAAAGAAATACTGCCAAGTGGCAGATAAACGGCTCGAGGAACTGAGCCACACGTTCAACGAGGTCCATGATGCGCTGGCAAAAGAAAACATCGACCTCTTGGTTTGCTTTGTGGCTCTAAAAGACGGCGGTGCAACGGTCTTTGTCGCACAAGAGGCTGTTAACCGCCGCCCTGATGTATTTAACGAACTCAAAAGAATGGAGGAACACCATGCCAAAATATCCTGATATAACGGTTAAACTTATTGGGGAAAACAGCAATGCATTTAATATATTGGGTATTTGTATTAAAGCAATGCGCCGGGCCGGCTTGACTGAAGAACAAGTTGATGAATTCAGAATGGAAGCAACATCTGGTGATTATCAACATTTGCTAAATACATGTATGCGATATTTTGAAATAGAATAAAAACAGCACAAAAAATAAGGGGCCGGATTTACCGGTCCCTTTTTTACTGGATAATAATTTAGGCGTTGGCCTTTAGGTAATAAGTCCGTACGCCGTCCTTCTTTTCGGAGTTTATGGTTCCGCCGGTCTTTTTAGCATAGACTGACATCGCGCCGCGTATGGAGTTTTCTTTCCATCCGAGGGCTTCAGCCATCTCTTTGAGGGTTGCGCCTTCCGGGCGGCTCAGCATAACTACCATAAAGGCTGTCTTATCTCGGCCGTCAATCCTAACCGGTTGCGGCTGTGTGGCTTTTGGCTCTGTTTCCGCTACCTTGTTTAAGGTTTCGGTCAGGATATTACCTAACTCTTTATCAGTAATACTGGAGGTTGATTTTTTTGTCGTAGCTTTAGCTTTTGAGCTTTTGTTTTGTGTTGTCATTTTGATTTCCTTTCTATCTGGTTAACACAACACAATACATGCTTGGAAATAAAATTATATCCAGTAAATAATGCAAGAAAGTGAAGAAATATGGCAAATAAAGTGTCAATGCGGGAATATGCCCGACTTCGTGGCGTAAATTTAAGTGCTGTTCAGAATGCAATCAAATCAGGCCGCATACATACCGAGCCTGATGGCAAGATAGACGTGGAAGAAGCCAATCGGGACTGGTTTATCAATACCGACCAGTCAAAACAGCGCAAACCCGACCCGATATTTGAATCTCAGATTGAAAGCCGACCCAACAACATGGGGACCTTTCAACAGGCCAAAACGGCAGACATCTATTACCGGGCGATGATCGCTAAGGCAAAACTGAGGGTCTTGAATGGCGAAGTCGTAGATAAAAAGAAAGCCGCACAGTACGCATACACATTGGGCCGCTCCATCAGAGATCTGATGTTAAGCTTTCCGGTGCGCTACGGGGCGATTATTGCTTCCGAGCTGAATACGGATGAACACACAACAACATTGATTTTGGAGAAATATATCAGTGAACTCCTTTCAAACAGCGCAGAACTCCTTGAGCGAAAACTTTGATGTAGAGAGCTTTATTGCCTACGAATTCTTCAGAGGTTTAGAACCGGATAGCTACATGTCGGTATCGGACTGGGCTGATGCGTACCGGACATTATCGTCAAAGTCAGCGGCTGAACCCGGACGGTGGCGAACCAAACGCACGCCTTATTTAAGAGAGATTATGGACTGCCTGTCGCCAAGGTCGCCAATTCAAAAGGTCGTCTTTATGAAAGGCGCACAGATTGGCGGTACAGAGTGCGGCAATAACTGGATCGGATACATCATTCATAAGGCACCCGGTCCGATTATGGCTATCTCGCCGACTGTGGAAATGGCCAAGCGTAACTCGCGCCAGCGTATTGATCCGCTGATCGAGGACTGTCCGACCTTAAAGAATCTGGTTAGTTCTGCCCGATCACGCGATAAAGGCAACACGATGCTGTCAAAGGACTTTCAAGGCGGCGTGCTGGTGATGACCGGTGCAAACTCGGCTGTTGGTTTACGTTCCATGCCGGCGCGTTACCTGTTTATGGACGAGATTGACGGTTATCCGGCCGATATCGAGGGCGAAGGTGATCCAATTTTGCTGGCAGAGCGAAGAACAGCGACGTTCAGCACCAAGAAAAAGATATTCCTGGTTTCAACGCCGACAATAAAGGGTGTTTCGGTCATTGAGCGCGAGTTTTCGCACTCGGACCAAAGGTTCTATAAACTTCCTTGCCCGTTCTGTGGTGGTTTTCAGGCCCTTAAATGGGAACAAATCCGGCCACAGGAAAATGGCATAGTCTTTTATGAATGCGAGCATTGCCACAAGCTGATTGCCGAGCATTATAAAACGCAGATGCTGGAAGCCGGACATTGGGAGGCCACATCGGAATCTATTGACGGCCTGACTGCCGGTTTTCATTTGTCCTCGCTTTACTCCCCGGTCGGGTGGCTGTCTTGGGCCGAATGCGTTCAGGTTTACGAAAAAGCCAAGAAAGATGCCACACTGATGCAAGGCTTCCGGAATACCATTTTGGGTGAAACGTATGAACAAGAGAGCGAGGCTCCGGAATGGCAACGGCTCTACGAAACCCGGGAAAATTACCCGATGGGCGTTGTGCCGCGCGATGGTTTATTCCTGACCGGCGGCGTTGATATTCAAAAGAACCGTATCGAATGCGAAGTGGTCGCTTGGGGCCGGCAAAAACAGAGCTGGTCCGTTGATTACTATGTTTTGGATGGCGACACCGCCAAGCCTGAGGTTTGGGCTAAACTTGCAGATGTGGTCAATAAGGACTACCCGCACGAAAGCGGGATCACAATGCCGATCCGCGTGATGTGTGTTGACTCCGGTTATGCCACACAGGACGTTTACTCCTTCGTCCGCCAGTTTAACCAAGCCGTTTGGGGTGGTAACGG